GGAAGTTTCAAACACCGATATTTGTCGGGTGGTTCTTCTTTCTGGTTCATCCTATATACTTACTAAAGATATTATTTTATATCATTTTCCGCAAAACTATATAATTTCCTAAATGTTTTCATTTTCCAATTTTAGTTCTTTCAATTTTTCTTTCCGTTTCAAATACGCTCTTTTCGCATATTCTTTAATTTTTTCGGGATTAGTTTCCTTAATTTTTTTTTTGTTTTCACTTGCTTTTTGCATCACAATTTCTTTATTTTTTTCATAATAAGTTTTATGATTATTACCATTAGTGTATTTTTGTAATTGCTCTTTGGTTTTTTTCAATTCTTCTTCTAATAAATTTATTTTATTTATTAAATTTTCATTATCCATTATGAGTTGATGTATAGTATAGTATGTTATTTTTATATATTTTCAATATAAAAAATATATAATGACTGATTTATTTGTTTTGTCCCATTTTTCTTTTCGGTCGGTGTAATAACGTAATGATTTTAAAACCATTTTTTTAATTCCAATGTTTTAGCCTTAGTTGTTGCCAACATAGGATAAGGCATTAGAGTATACATATTACTAGCATCTCGTTTATATTTCATATAACTATCTATCTCTCCATACATTTGAGCGATTGAATAATCAATTACTAATTTATTTAAAGCCATTATTTGTTCTTTATAATTAGAAGATAAATTTACAGCATGTTGTAAATACATACTTCTCATTATGGTCTTGAGGACATCACAGTCTTGAGGAGAAATCGTATATCTACCTTCTGATTTATTATATACACCTGCTCTAATGGCATTTTGCAATATTTGTATATTTTTACCTGAGAAAAATGCAAGTGATAAGGGGCTATCATTCCAATTACCAGTCAATGCATCTCTAAATGAGCAGCAATCATCTACTGGTATTTTATCCATCATAGCAAATTTAAGGTTGATATTTGGACCTTCAATGTCTACTCTACCATTTGAATTTTTATTTGTATTTGTTGCCCTAATCATATATTATATTAAATAGAAAATAATATATGATTAATTTATATAATGTCGTTTCAAAGTTTTGTTGCTAATATAGCTTTGTTAGTATTGATTCTTACATTTGCTGTAATTGGTTTTCTAATGTATAAAGGAAAAAATACATTTATAGCAGATAATGTTGTTATAGGCGAATGTCCTGATTATTGGAAAATGGTAAAAAGAAATAATAGAAATGTTTGCGTTAATAATAAAAATTTAGGCAAATCTAACTGTTCTAAAAGAATGGATTTTTCTGAAACACGATGGAATAGAACAGACGGAGGGTGTCGTAAATATAATTGGGCTAAAAGATGCGATCTTACATGGGATGGAATCACAAATAATCCTAATGCGTGTGCTAAAAATGCCCCAAAATAAATAAATAATACTTTTACAATATAAGTGTAAATTATTTAATAACAAACCACAATATATATTATTACTATATTTGGATGGACGATATATTATTTCAATTGAAACAATTACCTTGCGAAATTATCTCAATTATTCAGTCATATATCCCGTATGATAAACAAGTATTATTAAATAAATCTAAATATAAAAAATTTCATTATAAAATATTCCCTAATTTATTAAAAATAAATGTAGAAATATATATCAGAAAAATTATTATTAGTGATTATGACTTTGTATTCAATGTATTAATTAATGATAATTTATATAAATGGATACACATAAAAAAATATAGATATCAACAAATGATATTTAAAAATTATATTCATTATTTAAGATATTTCGCGAATGAAAATAATGCTATTAAATGCTCTAATTTTATTAATCATGTTATAGCGATTACAGGATTAGATGGAAAACAACATAAAAACAAAATAAACAGAAATGTTATATGGATAAAATAAATTTAAATCAATTATTAGATAGAGAGAAAATATCACAAAATATAAAAGATATATTAATTGATTTTGAAAAAAATAAAGGAAATTTATTATTTAAAAGAAGCATTTATATTTATGGAGCTCCTGGAAGCGGTAAAACTCAGTTTGTTATGAATTTATTGAAAGAATTAAATTATGATGTAATCAAATATGACGCGGGTGATATAAGAAATAAAGGGATTATTGATACGATTACCCGTCATAATATGTCTGATACAAATGTTATTAGCATGTTTCAAAAAAAGATTAAAAAAATATCAATTGTTATGGATGAAATAGACGGAATGAATAACGGAGACAAGGGAGGAATTAACTCATTGATTAAATTGATAAGACCGAAAAAAACAAAAAAACAAAAAATAGAAGAAATTACATACAACCCTATTATATGTATTAGCAATTATCATATGGATAAAAAAATTAAAGAGTTAATGAAAGTATGTAACTCATTTGAATTAAAACAACCAACCAATTTACAAATCAAAAATATTTTAAATTCAATTATGCCCGAATTAGATACAGAATTAACAGAGAATATTATAAAATTTATTAAAGGCGATATTAGAAAACTAAATTCTATTTATAATATATATAAAAACCAATGTAATATATTAAATAAAAATTTAATTCAAAATATATTCAAACCTAATACATACAATGAAGACACAAAGGAAATCACTAAAAAATTAATTAATTCATCCGTGTCATTAAAAGAACATATAACAATTATGAATGAAACAGATAGAACAATTGTTAGTTTACTTTGGCATGAAAATATTATTGATGTTTTATCAAAATATCCCAAATCTCAGAGCATACCTATTTATTCAAAATTTTTAGATAATATTTGTTTTGCGGATTTTATAGATAGAATTACATTTCAAAAACAAATATGGCAATTTAATGAGATGAGTTCGCTAATAAAAACATTTTATAATAATAATATTTATCACAATTATTGTAATACAAATAAAATAAAATGTAAATACAATCCAGCCGAAGTTAGATTTACAAAAGTCCTCACAAAATACAGTACTGAATATAATAATTCTCTATTTATTCAAAATTTATGTCAAGTATTAGGCTCAGATAAAAAAGATCTTTTTTCGTATTTTACAGAAATTAGACATAATTGTACGGATGATTCTATTTACGAAGAATTACAGGATTATGAAATAAATAAATTAGATATAAATCGCATGTATAGATATATTGACAAATATAGTAAGACAAACACATCGGACTCAGAAGATAATGAAAATGAAAATGAATTAGAAGAATAAATCAAAAACAAAATCAAACCCAAAATAAAAAATAAATAATATAAATATTTCTATTTTATATTATTTTTTCAAATTAAATTATTATTTTTCATACTATTTTCTCTCAATAATATTTTATCAACCTTTACAATTTATAGCTTATACATTTACAATATCATTTTTATTTTCATTTTCAGTTTCATTTATATGAATTTGTATATTTTCACAAGTATCATTATAACTTTTTTATAATTTATACAATTTTATAATTTCCTTATTTTTGATTGTTTATAATTTTATATTTATTCATCTAATACTAGGGTTAATTTTTTCGCTTTTGGTTTACTTTGCTTTGTATCTTCTTTTACTGTCTTTGATTTTTTAACAACTTTAATAATATCCGTTTTCTTTTGTGTTTGAGTGCTAGAATATTCATTGTGTAATGTTTCTAATTCTTCCATCCAAATGTCTTTGATTTCTTTTGATTTTAGAATAATCAATTCCTTTTCTTTTACATCTTTTTCATTCATAATTTTTTCAACATTTTCTTCTGATACGCTATCCATTGACATTTTAATCAAATATTTATAATCGTTGTCATCGTCAATTTTATCATATCCTTTCTCTTCTAATAATGATACAATTTCTCTCATCTTTTTCTTTCTAAGGTCAAGTGAATCATTTAATATTTCTTGAATATACTTGGCTTTATTGCTTAACACAACAAGTTCATTTGTCAATATTTCAATCTGATAACGTTTTCTTTCTTGGTAAAAGTCAAGTCTTACTCCGTAAAAATCGTCTATTATTTCTTCGGGGGTTTCATATTTTCTAAGCTTTTCTTCGTAATTGAATGCGTGCATATTATTTGTTGATTGGGTTGTATATAATTTCAATAATTTTTCAACTCCATTACATCCGTTGTTATCTGTTGTTTGTAATAATTCTTGTAATACATTCGGATTAAATGTAATGGTAAATTCCACAACAATATCAGTGCTCATATCAGAATAATCTTTAACAAGACCTTTTACTTTCTTTTTAGTTGATTTATCAGACCCTTCCTTCTCCTTCTCTTTCTCTTTCTGTGGTCCAATTATTAATTCTTCCAAATGTTCCTTAAAATCATCAGTCCAATGGCCGATTGGCAATTCAGTAACCTTAATCGTATTTGGTCCGGTTATTTCATAAAGTCCCTTAATTAAATATTTATTCTCTCCGTATTCAGAAATTGTTCCATTAAATCCCTGGTAATAAGGTCTTATTTTAATATTTTCAATTGTATTATTTATTTTGTTTTTAATATATTGAATAATATCATTGACATTATAACACATTATACTAGTACTAAATCCAGTTCCAATTCCACGACTTCCATTTACAAGAATCATAGGAATAATTGGAACATAGTGAATTGGTTCTACAGGAAACCCGTCATCGTCTAAATATTTCAATATTTTATCATCTGCCTCAGGAAATATACACCTTGTAAGTTTAGTCAAGTGTGTATAAATATATCTTTCTGATGCGGAATCCTTTCCGCCTTGCAAACGTGTACCAAATTGTCCACAAGGTTCAAATAGATTAATATTATTTGAGCCTACGTAATTTTGCGCCATGCCAACAATAGCTTCATTTAAACTTTGTTCTCCATGATGATATGCTGCTTGTTCTGAAACATATCCACTGAATTGGGCCACTTTAATTTCAGTCGTTAGACGTTTTTTAAATGCCGCATACAAGATTTTTCTGAGACTAATTTTCAATCCATCCATCACATTTGGAATTGAACGATCACAATCGTACTTTGAGAAATGGATCATCTCTTTATTAATAAAATCGTCATATGTAATGCTTTGATTATTAGTGTCGACATATAAATCTCTGTTATATGTTTCAAGCCATTTTTTCCTGTCATCTGCTCGTTTTTTATTAAAAACCATATCAATCGCATTTTTACTAGTATCTCCCTCGTGAGTGAAAGTTACTATTTTCTTTCGTTCAAAATATTCCTTGAATTCTTTAGAAGTGCTTGTTCCTAGACCCTTGTAATATTTAATTTTCCATCCATTCGCATTATTATTTTGTTTCCATTGTTCGTATTCGCCATCGTTATAAAATATCATTTCATTATTTCCCTTTTTAGCCTTTAAAATTGGTGTATTCATAAATCCAATAAATCCGTCTATTTTAGATAATGTTTCCCATTCGCTTTCAAATAAATTCAATCCTAATCCTTTAATGTGACTTCCATCCAAATCTTGATCGGTCATAAATAGAATTTTCCCGTATCTTAGTTTTTTCTCTACATCTTGGTCCGTATAAATTTTACCAGTTTCTAAACCAAGGATTTGTTTAATTTCTTTAATTTCTTTATTTTCCGAAATTTTCTTTTGTATTTCTCCTCTAACATTATACAATTTACCGCGCATTGGATAAATGCCGATAATATTTCTGTCTTCTTTACTTAAACCAGAAACAATTCCTGCTTTAGCTGAGTCTCCTTCACAAAAGATAATAGTACATAAATTGGATTTATCAGTTCCCGCATAATTGGCATCAATCAATTTTGGAATTCCGCGAATGCTACGTGTTTTTACCCCATCCGTTTTTTTGGCAGCCTTATTTTCCTTAACTTCTGTAATAGCACATGCTGCGTCCATAACCCCCATTTTTGCGATTTTTTCAATAAACTTATCACTAACAACGCAAGATGAACCAAAATTAGGAATTGCCGTATTCATGAAATCCTTTGTTTGGCTATCAAAAGCAGGATTTTCAATATCACAACGAATGAATAACATTAATTGTTCCTTGATTGCGGTTGGTTTAACTTCTATTTTTTTTTTCTTAGTTATGTAAACCTGTAATTTTTTGACAATTTGATTGATAATATACTCAACGTGTTTACCTCCTTTACTCGTGAAAATTCCATTTACAAAGGAAACTTGTGTAAATTCATCTACGGGCGTTAAACATACAGCATATTCCCATCTCTCATTTGCTTCTTCATATACTCTAGGTTTATCCGTTTTATTTCCAATATATAAGTCAATGTATTGTTGGAAATTGCTGACTTGAATTAAATCGGAATTATATTTTACTTTAACTGTTTTTTCTGTTACTGCCGCAATGTCAATAACGCGTCTTCTTAGAAATTTAATAAAATCGTCCGTCATACCGGGTAGGCCTAGACGTTGATAATCGGGTTTAAATGATACTTTTGTATAAGGTTTAAGTTTAGATTTTGTAATAACTGGAGTGCATATTTCTTCTAAATTATTCTTGAATTCCTGTGTATATTTTAATCCTCTGTTATGATCTATAGTTTCAATCATTCCCCAAGTAGACCAAATAAGAACCAATTTAAAACCAAATCCATTTTTTCCACCTACAATTTTCTTTTCACTTTTATCATAGTTTGTTGAGGTACGCAAGTGTCCAAAAATCATTTCAGGAATCCAAATGTTATATTCGGGATGTTTTTCCACATCAATGCCATTGCCATCATTCATCATTGTAATGACCCCCTCGGCATCAATCGTAATGCTTATATTCGTAACAGGAATAACTCCTGTTTTACCAGATAAAATAGATTGTCTACATCTTACTGCATGGTCTCTACAATTGACAATGCCTTCATCAAATAATTTGTATAAACCAGGATTGATAGGAATATTTTTATTTATAATTTTATCATCTTCAAATATATAACAATCGCTCTCTATATTTTCAATAGAACCAATGTAAGTATCAGGAGCATCAAGGATATGTTGACGGTCCGTCTTCTTTTGGTATTGTTGTGCAAGATTGGTCTCAGACATTATTTGGTTATTTAATCAAATAAATTATTGTGTTTAAATGGTTTCAATTTTGTTTGAAAAAAAATAATTATGTGTTAAGTGAAATTTAAAGTGATTTAATTAAACATTGAAAATACAATAAATGTAGTAAATACAATAGAAATATTAAGATATATTAATGACAACCGAATATATAATGTCGGAAAAATTTAATCAAGAAACTGAATGTCTTAACCGGCTATTTTCAAGACAGATTCGGTCGGCAGCTTATAATGATTCTATGAATATTGAATTTATGAAGGGAATGCCATTTTATATGACAAACATAGTGGATAATTATTGTTATGATTGTTGTTATATTATAGGTTTAAATCAATATTTAACACGGTGGAGAGTTTACATAAATAATACTAGTGATTTAATTGATTGTATCTATGATATGCGACATAAAATTTCACAGTGTAAAAAAATCTTAACAAATCGGTTTGAATTAATAGGCGATGAACCGCATTGGCATTTATGCGGATGTTCTAATTTAAATAGAGGGATGGATGAAAATGCTGAATATGAAAATCATTTAAGACTTAAATTAGTTGATGAAAAATTTGAAGAAGTATATAAAGAGAGAATGTCTTGGAGGACTAATTATTATAAATACTTATATGAATTAGACCAGCATCTCCGTTATTTCCATGTCATACCACACAAAAATTACAGGGATAATATATTATTTGAATTGATGAGTGCTACGAATATAGATTGTGTAAATAAAATATTAGAATATTTATAAATTATTGTTGTAGATTTGTTTTACCATTATTAAATGTTATTAAATTTCTATTTAATCGTGAATTTGTTCTCCAACTGGTACTTGTTGGAGTTACATTAAATGTCAAATTTAATGGTATTGTTTCATCTGGTAATCCACTTCCATTATTAAATTAGGGGTGTCATTATAATTTATACACCTCCGCCATCGGCAATAGTCCAAGGTTTAGCTACTAAGGCAGCTCTGGCTACACCCGCAGTAGCAATTGTATATCTACTAGTTCCAGCATTAAATGTTACGCCGGTTTTTAGTAATGGTAACTTAGGATTAGTACCCCAAGAGTTAAGAAGGGCATTATAATTAGTTTGATTTGTAGTGCTATTGGGATTATTCATATCATAACCCGCAAACATAGAAGTCATATTTGTACAAGCATAAGGAGTCCAACTAGAAATATCCTGTTTAAAATTGGACTGAAAAAACATTTCAGACATCGATGTGACATTAGAAACATTCCATCCTCCGATATTCTGGTTAAAACCAGATTGTCGAAACATTCGATACATATCGCAGCTAAGCACTCCAGATGTATCAACAAGGTTTGAAATTGGTTGATTGAAAGCGGCGAGATAAAACATTTGAGAAAAGTTAGTACATTTTGGAGCAGACCAATTCTGTATTGTATTGCTTCCTCCATTATTAAATGATGATCCTAGAAACATTCCATTCATTGATGTGACATTAGATAGATTCCATCCTCCGATATTCTGATTAAATGCTGTCGCGGAACGGAACATATCAGTCATAATGGTTACGTTACTTGTATTAAAATTAGTAAGCGGATGATTAAAATTAGTTATTGCAAACATAGATGACATATTGGTTACCTTACTTGTATTAAAATTACTAACCGGTTCATTAAAAAAAATTGCGTTACGAAACATAAATCCCATATCGATTACATTGCTTGTATCAAAATTATTAACTGGTTGGTTAAATGTAACAGCAGACGCAAACATATTATTCATAGTAATTACATTGCTAGTATTAAAACTACTAAGAGACTGATTAAACATCTTTGCATCACTAAACATAAGTATCATATTGGTTACATTACTTGTATTAAAATTAATAAGAGGTTGATTAAATGAACTTGTTAAATTAAACATCCCTCCTATATCTGTTACATTGGAAGTATTAAAACTGCTAAGAGACTGATTAAAGTTACCTGTAGAACGAAACATACTATTCATACTTATGACATTAGAAGTATTCCAATTCAATGGATTAGTTCCAGCAGGTGGTTTTTGTATATTACGAATTGTTCCAGCCGCAATATTACTACCAAATCCTGTTACTACTAAATTGGTGTCATCTAGGATAGTTTGTACAGTTGTAATAAAAACAGTTGTTGTGGTAACAATCCATAAGGTATCATTTACATTAATTGGGGGAGATGGCGATTGGAAAGTCGCACCAGGACATGTTAATGTTTTTGTACTATTTAAATAAGAAGAAGTTGAAGGTGTTACGCTAATAAGAGTACTTGTTATTGGTATTACTTTTTGTACATTAAAAATTTGACCTGCGTTATTTGTTCCAATAGGGGGTGATATTGTTAATTGAGTATTACTATTTACAGTAGTAACTACAAATGTACTTCTTCTTGAAGCGTTAGGAATCAAAAGGGCATCTCCTATAGAAATAAGAGATAACAGAGTAGCACCCGGACAATTTAATGTAGTACCCGTACTTGTACAAGTCGCTGGGGTAATACTCGCTAATGTATTTATTTCTCCATTATTAAATCTTGAAGCGGTATTAAACATACTTGCCATATCTGTTACTTTGCTTGTATTCCACGATGAAATATTTGAATTAAAATTGGTACAACCATTGAAACAATTTCGAAGACTTGTTCCGAAAAATGGAATTGTAGGGATGCCTGCGTTTGTATTAAAAACTAAATTAATTAACCCTGAAAATTGACTTCCTCCCTTTGATAAAGGAATGTCTCCAAATTGAATTATAGTTAAATTCCCCGCTAGACCATTATAAAAATTTACAGTTGAATTATCTAATTTATAAAATGATAATCCGTCATTTGTGTTCTCGTTATCTGTATAAAATGTATAAT